TTAGGAATATCTAAACTATTCTTAGGATTATTAGCCCAAGCATTTAGAGCAGCATTTACATTTGGGTCTGGATGATTTAGATTTTTTACCATTTCTAGACGAGCTTTTCTTTCATAATAATCATTAGCAGCTTCGTCAATGGTTTTACCAACAGAAGAAAACATGGTATTCAAAGAATCCATGACTGGTTTTCTTCTAGCAACTTCATTAGCATAACGTTGCTGTGCCACATTGTTCATATTAGTAATAAGCTGTGGGTCAAGTAATTGTCTTGTTTGATAAATTCTAGCCATTATTTACCTCTATACTACAAATTATTAGAATGCTCCAATGGTAGCATTTATATTAGACTGTGCTTTATCACCCATTACACCAAGTAAGTCAGCCATATAATCTGATTTAGCTTGTTCTTCTTTTTCAACATTACCACCAAGCATGTCAATCTTTTTCAACTGCTGATTAGATAATGTATTGAGTTTATTTTGCATATTTGTAATATAATCTGAATATTCTTGATAAGCTTGATTTCTATCTCTATACAAATCGTTTTGTGCTTGTTTATAAAGGTCAGAAGCAGCATTCCAACGAGAATATCCCATATTAGCTAAAGCACCAGTACCACCGGCATTACCAGCTACTGTAGAATCTGCTTGCTGTTGTAATCCAGCCATTTCAGTAATCTTTTGAGCATTTGGGTCAATAAAATCATCAACTGTTTTATTATACTCATCACCAAATTTACCAAAATTATAAACATAAGCATTTGGGTCATAGTTATTTACCAAATCCATAAACTGTTTATAAGTAGAATCGTCTGCCCAATTATATCTATCGTCATTATAAGCAGACAAAAGATTTTCCATCTTTTGATATTCAGTATTAGACTGTGCTAATGCTCTTTGAAGTGCTCTTTGTTTATCTTGTTGTAGTTCTCTTTGTAACTCACGTTCTTTATCCGCATTTATCATATTAGTAGCGGCATTTACAAATCCACCTACAATTTCTCCAACTGCCATATTATTTACTCCTCATAAATTGAAATATAAACGTTATTGCCAATAGAAATCCATTCGCTTGTTTTACATTCAACAGATTTCTTTATTTTATCTAAATCACCAATAGCAATTATGGCATTACCAAGATAAACAATACTACAATCTTTATCTATCTTTTTGCCATATACACCACGAATACCATCAGCTATTTCTTCATGTGTACTATTGTAAGTAATAAATTCCATATTTTACCTCAATTAGAAAGCACATTTATCTGCGTCAATTTTTACATCATAAAGAGCAAATGGTACGTTATCACTACAAGATAGTTCAATAGTAAATACTTTGGCTAAGCCAAAATTGTAGAAAATACAATCATAGTCATATTCACCAACAGAACCAATGTCAACCCATTCTAGGTCAGACCAAGTACAACCATCAGCACTAAAACGCATCATCATTCTTGCTGGAACTGGTCTAATATATTCATAATCACCATTATTAGTTTCAATTTGAATACTATTCATAATAAATGGAGAATGGTCACTATGAATTACACCACCTCTACGGAGTCTCAAAATTGGGGTAGAATCATGTTCTAACCAAGTTTCTTCTGTTTGTTCAACAATAGCATTATCACAAGCTTGAATAATTTTACCCGAACCAGTCTTTGTAGCAAATTGGTATCTCCAAGCAATTCTTTCATTTCTTTCATTCAAAGAACATCTATCTGTCCAAGACTGTTCTATCAAATCATAACATAATGTAACATTTTCACTTGGGAAAGTAATAACATAGAAAATATGAGAATTATCTTGCCAAATTTGAGCAATAGCATCATCTACTCTATTCATTTTAGAAATACGTTGTTCAATAGAAGTAGTAGAGATACGTTCACAATTTGTACCATTTTTATTCAAATAAATTCCATTATTTCCTATATCATTAGAACCTAACCATACAATAATGTTAGATAATTGACACAATGAATTTATAGCTTTCAAACCAATCATTTGAGCAGCTGTATCAGGTGAAGAAAATGGGGTGTTCAAATTGTTAGTATATTGGAACCACTGGATTGACTTTTCTCCCAAAGTAATCAACCTAGACCCATTAGCTACTAATGCGGTCGTATTATCTGGTTGCCAATAACTAGTCAATGATTGCCCACCCTGTGCACCCCATTCTTCACTATTGACTTGGAATATATCTTTATCTAATTCACCATCTTTAGTTCTTTGAAATGGGAATTGGTAAGAAATATAGAAACTATCTGTACCAGCATCATTTACTACTAGATAACCATAAAGATAAGCAATATGTGTTGGACTAATTGGAACAAGATGTTCTGAATCTCTTGTTGGTAATTGAATAGGTCCAAAATCAGCTGCTTGTTGTGCTGGTTTCAAAGAAGTATTTACTGAATATACACCAACACCATCTACTAATACTAGATGAGATGGAAAATCACCGTGTTCAAGAGTTTGTCTATCAAATACACCCGAACCGGTTTCAGCAAAATGAACTATGTTAGAATTGGTAGCTAATTCACCAATAGTATAAACTTTATTATTTTTTATCAAATATAATGTAGTATCAAATACTGCGTAAGTTGTTCCATTAGAACAAGTATAAAGACCACGACATTTGCCAGAAATATATTGGTAAACTTTATACCCTTTTATAGGTCTCAAAATACGATTTACATAAGAATCGTTTTGGTCTACTGTTTCTGGGTACATGTTCAAAGTATATGATTGGCTTATTTTAGCCAAATCATATTTACTTGAACTACCAACAATGTTTGTGATTATATGTTTAGCCATACGACCTCATATTACCATATAAATGAGCCAGCATTGAACTTTGTAAATAAAGAACCTCTATTATCACCACTTTCTCTAGTAATAATTCTATTAGAACTATTCTGTGCTGTCAAATGATTTTCCAATTCGTCCAATTCATTCTTCAAATACTGAATCTTTGTTTGTTCAACTCTAGGGAATATAATACAGAGTTTATAAGCCAAAGCTCTAGTCAATAATTCAATATATGGAGTTGGAAGAGAAATAGGATTATTATCATCAACCAAAGTCATTTCAACATTATAAATCAACTTACATTTACGATTTTGAGCCGCAAATCTAGGTTTGAAATACAATTTGAAAAGATTATTTTGAACTGGCTGCCATGAAACAATATAATCACTATAATTATTAGAATAGAACTGGTCATAAGAAATATATTCCATAGGAGTCCAGTCTATTGAAGTATAATTCTGAAATAAAATGTTTTGTGGAGAAACTATCTTAGGAGCATAAACTTCTGCGTCTTGTCCTTCACCTACCAAAACATTTACATTTGCGTCAAAATCTACTTCACTTTTATAGGCTACAATATAGCCTCTTGTAGAATAATCTTGTAAAATACCATTTAGACACTTCAAAGCAGCAGTAAACATATCTGCGTCTAATTCTCTTTTTCTAGGTACAAGATTGTTTCTTGAATATGCTTCAACAATTATATCACGTACTGTTGCCATTATAAAACCTCTCTATCTATATCCAAATTAGTTTGTGTATTTTCGTCTAATGGCTCAAATATTTCATTATATTTGTTCCATTTTTCAAGAATATGAATACCAGATGTATAACAAATTCTAAAAGCATAGCTATAACTAGTGCTACCCTTTGTTCTATCAAACGATTTAGGTAGTCCAAATAGGACATCTTTTAGCATTTCACCCTTACAATCTTCTTTGATTTCTTCAGTTTGAAACCTAAATTTGACATTATTCAGAACTATCTCTATAAGGGATAAAATACATTGTCCATAAAGTAAATCTTCTTTTGGGGATAAACTACCATTATCTTGTAATTTTTCCACTAGTGGTTGAAACCAATCATTAGGACAAGCGGGATTCCATTTACGACCGACCTTTCTGCGAATAATGTTATCGGAACCAATTTTGTATTCATTTGACATAATAAACCTCATTCTAAATTGTGGATAGTATTTTTGTGACATCTATTGTATATATTCATTATATTATAATATATTTATTTCTTTATATTATATAATATAGAATATATACAACAAGTGTCACAAAAATCACTATAGCTAAATTTGAAAAGAAGAAAAATTGAAAGCTATATCCAAACTTTCTTGAGGACTCATTGTTCCCATATCATATAAGGCTAAAGCAAGAGCATCACTAGTATCTGGGGAACGTCCAATTAGTTCACGAATATTATCTTTTGGAACCAATAATGTTTTACCACTACCATTTATTTGATAAGTAGTATATTGTAGTTCTTCTTTCACTTTATCATCTTCAATATAGAAACCTTCTCTAATCTTATTAGCCAAATTGAAATACATTTCAGCTCTAGCATTTACATAGACATCTTCTTTAGGTTTCTGTCCAAAGTTTATAGGATTTACAATCAAACCACTTTTATTATGATGAAGCATATCTACAATACCATTACCAAAACCACCAGTCGCATCCACATTCACTCTACGAATATCGTATTTTTGAATAAGATTGTTAGCTATATTGTATAGTTTATAAGTATCTGCTACTTGTTCTCTAACTATTTCAAGAATAGAAGAGTTATCAGCAACTACGAATACATTATAGTCGCCACCGGAACCAGCACAGTCAATACCCATAGTGTGAATACCAAAAGGCTGTTTTTTGATTGTTGGGTAGTCAATCTGTTTTATAATACCAAATTCTACATCATCATCAAGAATAGTACCTAAGATTTCTTGTTTGAAAGCATTTTCGTCTTTGATTGCTTTTTCTTGAAGTTTATAATCTTCATCGTCTAATTCAGTATTATCATACATTGTAGCTGTAAAAACATCTTTATCTACACTAGTATCTCGGAACCACTTGTTCCAAATAGAGCCTTTTCTTGGAGTAGTACCAAATATAATACGTTTTGGTCTAACACTACCACGAAGACATGGAGATGCTGTTTCCAATATGTTTATTGGAGCAACAGCAAATTCATCAAGAATAAGCATAGAACAG